AGTAATCTACCTAAAGAAGCTACAGCTAAGATTATAGAAAACCTATACAAAGAGAAGCCTGAGATATTTAAAACAGACTCTTCTAACACTCGTATCTATAAGACAGCTAGAGATTTACAAGATCGTTTGAATTCTATTGGTGCTAACCTTTATGTTCACACAGATGCTGCTTTAGTATTTGAGGCATATCACAAAGCTATTACTACATCTATTGCTCAGAAGGGTATTATAGATAATCTTAAAGCCAGTAAAGATGGTAAGGGTAATCCTCTTATTACTTCTGATCCTGCTATTGCTTTCCAAAACAAATATGTAACTTATAATGGTCCAGGTAATAAACAAATAGAAGGTCAGTTTGTACATCCAAGTATAGCTCCTGTATTAGATCATATGTTTCAAAGATCAGATATAGGTACTGTTAAGAGTGCATTACTTGAAACTGCAATGCTTACAAAAGCATTTAACGTTGCAGGTTCCTTGTTCCATGCTCCTTCTCTTGCTTGGGCTGTAGCTGGTGCTTCACCTAAGTTAGCATTTAAAGAGATAATTACTGCAGGTAGTGGTATCCGTAAAGCTGTAGCTGAGTTTAAGAAAGCTGACATGGAGCCTGAAGTTAACTATGCCATGAAGTCTGGTGTTAAGTTAGGTACTGAGGACGTTAATCGCTCAGTAATATCTGACATATCTGCTTGGGTTGACTCTAAGATTCTAGGTAATAGGGAAGGTAAACTACTACAAAGGATTACACATCCTTTAGATAAGTATATTCTTGAGAAAATGAATACATTTACTTGGGACTACATGCATACTGGTGGTAAACTTTTACTATTTAATCACCTTCTATCTAATGCAGAACGTAACATTAAAGTAGATAAGTTCATGCCAGATAACTCTATTAATCCAGAGTGGACTGTAGCTAGAGATGCTGTAGCTAAAGAGATTGCTGTATCTGTAAATGACACAATGGGTGGTTTACAATGGTTACAAGCAGCTAATTCAATTGAGAATAGGGTTCTTAGAAATCAAGCAATAAAAGCTTCTGGTATAGAGAATAGAGCTTGGGCTCAGATTGCTTTATTTGCTCCTGATTGGACTACATCTACCTTAAGAGCATTTACTAGTGGTTTACCTAAAGAAATGCTTAACCCTAAAGCTTGGGATATTAAAGGTGGTGTTAAGGGCATAATGAAACCTATGAATAAAGGTGACTTAGCTCGTAGGTATATAATTAACACTGGTCTTCTTTATCTAACTCTGCTTAATGGTATCAATATGTATACTGCAGGTCAGTATATTTGGGAGAATGAGGATCCAACTCGTATTCTACATGAAGATGGTACAACACAACAGTTAGCTAAACACTCTATGGAGTCTGTTCACTGGATGATGGACTTTGGATCTACACTTCAAGGTAAATTAGGTTTTGTTCCTAAAGCAGGAATGGAAATAATGGATAAACGAAATACTACTTACTTAGATAAAGCTATTGCTGTTGGTAAATTAGGATTACCTTTCTCTGTTGGGTCTGCTTTACAAGCTCCAGAAGGTGAAGCAACAAAACGAATTTTATATTCTTCTGCTGGGTTCCCGATTTATGGTAAACCAGATACTAATTTAAGGAATCCATTAGATGTAGAAGAAGAGAGAAGAAAGAAAGCAATGACTCGTGCTGAGAATTTACAAGAGAAAGCAGCTTTAGAAGCAACAAAAGCTAAAAGAGGTAGATTGTTCGGATTATTTGATGAATATCTGTAAAAGTGACCTCTAGAATCGAGCTACAACGCATTTAAATTATAGGTTGATGTACTGCTATCAAAATATACTCTAAACTCGTTGTAGCTTCTTCTAGTAGTGTCTATGACGATTTGACCCTATTTATTCATTACATACATTGTAACTTCAAAGCCAAAGCGCATTTCTGTTGCTGATGGTGATTTCCACATAACATACTCCTTAATATATACTACACAAAATAGTTTGTATGTAATATTTATTGATTTATTACACACAAAATAGCATAAACTTATACTATACTAGTATTATAGCATAGTATAAGCTTTTTGCACTAAGTAAAAGTATTAACTTTCCATAATGTATTTACTGAATACTAATCTCAGTATACCCACATGAAGAACTACTACCCATTTTAAGTTATCACCTTTGACATTGAAATCCTGATTGTCCATAATCTCAGCACCAAAGACTAAACCACCTACTGTTTCCCATGTAAATTCTATCATATCTCACACACTCCTGATACACACGCTAGTTGTTGGGCACCTTCAGTATTATCATCGAGTTCTATAAAATCACTCCAATCAATATCTGTTGGCATTTCACTTAGTAACTTATGATAAGTCTCTTCATCGATATCTTCGTAAGGAGCCTGTACATAAGTATGGTTTGAGTGAGGTAAGAAAGATACACCACTTACTTCATCAAAGTATTTCCAAACCCAAGCACCTACTTCTACCCACTCCTCATCTTTTACTGAGATAGTGACTGAGGGTTTGTGTTCACACCAGTGACGCTGATAGATTAACCACAACTCTAACTGTTCAATAGCTGACTTAGAGTTACGAGTAATAGCACCAGTAGGAGCTTTCATTGGGAAGCCAAAGACAGCAGTTGAATCAGGTCTAAATGCTTCATCTTCTACTGGAACACCCTTACTTTTTAGATACTCGTAGATTGGATCCTTTTTATCCATACGAATACGTCGTAAGTAATAATCGTTGTGTCGAGCATGAATGCCACTAGCACTGTCCACCAACTGAGAGACTGTACCTGAAGGCTTAACAGCAGTGATAGCAGCAGAAGCAGGAATACCAAGTTTTTCAGCAAGTTCTTCATTTGTTCTCCGAGCAACACCACGTAAGTATTCTAGTAATCGAGGATCAGGATTAGAAGTAATCTCAGCATCCATAATACCTGTCAAACTAACACCTAACAAACGCTCTTCTGAAGTATTCTCTACCCACTCTTCACTCAAGAAGTTAAACTTATTAAGAGTAGATTGAATAGTACCTAAGATAGATGCTAGGTTAACTTTACGTTCAAGAGATTCGAGTGTATCCCCGTTCCGTACAACCACTTCCGTAAGATTGCAGAACTGTTTATCACGGAGGATAATCTCTGAGCATGGATTGGTTCCGTAGCTGTGATCTTTAGAACGTCGTCCCCACTTAGCAGCTTGAGTTTGAGCAGCAACACGATTAAATATTCCTCGTTCACCTGACTTGGATTTAACCAAAGATAACCATTCTTCCATGAAAGTCTCACTATCTGGTCGCTCTGTGTAGGCAACTGAGTTGTTAGCAAGTCCTCGGTGTGGATTATCATTATACCATGCTCCCATTTTAGCTTCACGCATACGACGATCTGTAAGATTAGAGAGGGAGATTAGAGCACTACGACGTACCCCACCTACCACAACAATCTCACCTACCATACACATTATGTCGTGTACTTCAATACTAGTGAGTTTTCGTCCACTAGCTTCTTTAAACGATTTAATCGTGAAGTCAAAGAGTCGTTTAAGAGGCTCAGGTCCTGATGCTCTTCCACCAAAAACTTTAAGTCTTGCTCCAGCTGGTCGAATTTTTGAGTAATCAATCTTAGGGATATCTCCCTCCCAGAGAGAAGAGAGAAGCTTTTTGAATCCTTTTGCCCATCCGAGCTTGCTGTCTTGTACAAAGATGACATCATCTACCTCACGTAATTTCTCAGGAATAGCTGGTAACTTACTGACTTCTTGACGCTCACAACTGAAGCCTACACCTGTACCATTCATAAGAATGTATAGAGCTTCACTAAACGCTCGTTTGTTATTGACTGCTAGGTAACTACAGTTATAAGCTGCAATGTTATCTCGCTCTACTGCTTCACCTGCTGACATCATAAGACGCATAGAAGGCATTACTTCTAGATTAAGAATAGAGGCTCTTAGTTCATCATAAGGTATTTCTACATCTTTAGTTTGTGTCTTTAAGTATGTGATAAGACGATCTACTGTCTCTTCCCATGACTCACGACGTTGTTCCTTATCTAGGTAGCGAGAGTATCGACTACGATGGATAATGGATTGATAGATACTTGGTAATTCCATTAGTTATCCTCATTGTTATATGGTACATTATAGAGATTAATGGGAGGAAGAGCTAGTTCCCCCCATACTATGTTACTTCTTTTTAGAATTGAATAGTTCTTCATCACTTGGATTGCTATGACCGACCCTGCTATCTGCAATGTCCTGTGCCAAACTGTCTAGCTCGTCGACTTGCTTCTTAAAGATTAGATCAAAGTTATCCTCAAACTGTTTATTGTTAGTCCTACTGATTATCTTATCACCTGTGATATCGTTTCTACTCATCTTCAAATTCTCCTAATATAAGTTCATCTAAAATTTGGGCATACTTAGCTTCAAGTTTATCTTCGAAAGCATTGACTAGATCCCAAGTAGTTAGTCCTAGTAAATCTACTAAATCAAACTCTGTGATCTGTTCTGCTACTTTCTCTTTTAACTCATTTAACGTCAACATTTTCAAACTCCTTAACTAACTGTATGAAATGTATAGCTTTATCTAAGTCTTGTACGCCCCCTTTGTTACGCCACCTGCAAAGATACTTAATAGCTGTTGCTTCTAGATAAGGTATCTTGTTTATGTGGCAGAAATAAGCAGGTTGTATTGGAAATCCTTTGTAGTGATCTCCTCCTACTTGTACCTCACTAGCTAACTGTTGCATATTTCTTCCTTAAGTATTTCAAACTAACTGGCATCTCATCAAAAGAACCATTGACAACATCATGAAGAATGTATAACCCTCTCCAATGATTATTAGTCTGGTGATTGAGATAGTGTTCCTCATGTTCGTAGCAACTACCAGCAATCAGAGCAGTCATTTCAGAACCATCAGCACGTTTACCGTAGGCAATGTCACGACCTTGTTGATGCCCAGCAATACAAGATTGATGGTGTTTGAGTAGGAGCATACGAGCAGTGTTACAAGGATTACCCATAACTCCAGACACAAAGTAATGACAGAAAGCAATACCTTCGATAACAATTGGTTGAAGGAATGGAATAAACTCCCAACCACTTTTCTCATACTCAAGATCCTCTAGAGAGATAAGACCATCTAACTTAGGATCATTCTGAATAGCCCTGTTGATACGATGTTCATGATTGCCACCTAACATAACTAGACGAGGTTTCCACCTAGCACGTTTAGTCTCAATCAGACGCTTCTGTTCCGCCCTTACGGGCGAAAGCAGAACCTTCATTGCATCTTTAGAAGCTTGAACATCAGCTTTATAACGCTGACCTTCCATTGACTTACTACCAGCCTTATCATGAGAAGAGAGTGAAGGCATGTCAGCAAAGTCACCGAGGTGAACAATGATGTCAGGCTTCATATCTACTGCATAACGACCAATAGCATCAAGGAAAGCAAAGTCATCACCAGGTCTGATCTGAGTATCTGGAATAACCATGATACGTTTACTCATTGTAATGATCTCCATTGTTACCATTCTGACCTATGTTATCGATACGATCTTCATCCCATTCATCAGGAGTATCTTCATCAATCATTTCGTCTGTTAGCTGATCGTTGGGATCTAGTGGACAACTCATGATGGGACACCTCCTTCTTGTTTAAATAGATCTAACTCTTGTTGTACATCTGATTCTTGAATCTTGATGATGCCATTGAACACTAAGTTCTTGATTGCATGGTCCATTAAGAAACCAGCTTCAGCTTCTGTAACATTGAAGTCAAAGTCTAAACTACCATCTTCCTCATTGCGAACACAATTGTCTATACGCATTTAACCAATCCTTTCTAAAGTCTAACCATTCAAAGTTGTTAGCCTCAGCCCACATTGCATAAGTTGTCTTACTACCTCTGTGTAACTTATTGGATGCATTCTGGAATAAC